CCCATACGTCCTGTGAAGTCTCCCTCACCCTCCATACCTGTAAGGTAGTTGAGTGTTGAGTTAATAAGCGTGTTGAAGAAGCCACCTTGTAAAGGAACTTCAGCAAGTGTCTCATCCACATCAGGGAACTCTGAACGTACAGCATCCCCTATAAACTCACCCGCCTTATTACCTACCATACCTGTAAGTCCAAACATGGAAGATACGAATGCGACAGAGTAAAAGGCTCTAGCTCGTGATTCAGCCAGCGCACCCTTGCTCTTACCAAGAGACCTACCTGTAGCTGCTGTCAACGTAGGTTCAACCACAGCATCTAGGAACACCTTAGTCATGTGCTGTGCAAACTGAAAAGCAAGAGACGTGATGTTACCCTTGTCTTGGAACCAGAACTTATCAATGTTGTTCTGAGTATTAGTCACCTTCTGAGCGTTGAAGCTTATCTGGGCTTTAGTTTTAGCGTTATACTTAGCGCCTCCACGTACCACCAGCTTGTTAAACTCAGCAAGGTAGGCAGCTATATTGACTAAGGCTACAGAACTCTCCTGAGCGATCTGAGAGGCTCCTCGTGCAGGTTTGAGAGTAGCTAGGTTTTTAGCCATCTCGCCTAATTTGCCCCCCACTGAAGACGAAGAAGCTGTCACCGTCTTACGAGTCATGGAAAGGAAGTCATCTGCACTACCTACGTTAAGCAAGCCACTAGCCTTCAATGTCTTAATGACATCTTCAGCAATCTCAGGGGACACGCCTAAAGCTCTCCCTACAAACTTATAGTCTGGAGTCTTACGTAGAAGACTAGAGATTACGAAAGGTGTCTGGGCTACGCCTACAGATCCGCTAATAGGGTGTCTCATGTGAACATAAGCCAGCTGTACAAAGTTCTGAGGAATCTGGAACAGAGGAGCACCTACGATATATAGGTTAGTGGCTAACTGCTGAGCTGCTACGTTAAGCCCCTGAGCTTTACCAACTAGTCTCCCACCAGATAAGAACTCCAAACCCACATCTAGAGAGCGCAGGAATATACCATTCTCTATCTGCTCAAACTTCTTAATGTAGTTGTGCATGGCTGCTGCACCAGACTGGACATCATCAGACCAAGAACGCTGTCCCTTTGTCATACGACCAAAGTCGTTATCCCAAGGAGTAGCCTTGCCCTTAGCCAATATCTTCTCATAGCCGTTAGTGAAACGAGCCTTCATTGTGTCAACAATGTCAACATCGTAAGCTCGACCAGCTGAGGATACAGCCCTACGTAGTCTATCTGTAATGTCTGCTAGGGGAGCATCCGCCCCATCTACACCCTTCAACACTTGACTCTTACGAGCCTTAGTATGAGAAGCTCCATAGCTAAACTGTACAGAAGATGTATCATTGAAGATGTCATCCATGTCTGAGTTCTCCCTAGCAGCTACTACGTTGTAATCTGCTTCAGGATCTTCAGCTCTCAGCTTAGCAACTTCTGCATCTGCCTCTTTCTTCGTCTTAAAGATGTGGGTAGTCGATGTCTTACTTATCTTAGTTCCACCTACCTCAACCTTCTTATTCAACTTAATGGTGTAGCCTGTATCGCGATACATACGGTCTACGTGGCCTTTACGTTTGTTAAGAAGAAGACGTGGCATGTTGCTCACCATGTCAGGCTCTACAATAACGTGATTGTAGTTTTTACCTTCACGCTCTACAACATTGTCTATCTTCATAACAACAACATCATCAGGGATGTCAGCCTTGTTCACCATCTTGTTTGTACGACCATCCCATACAAAGCGGGTGTCTACATCACTCTTCTGAACACGTCTACCTAGTTCAAATTCCTCATCACCAAGCTTAATGTTTTTATAACCTAGAGCGTTCTTCTTACGGAAGAAAGCATTGTTACGGATGTGGTACACCTCTTCCATCAAGTCTCTCACTTCACGATACTTCTTAAAGGCAGCCTCAATATTGCTATTGTGAGACCACGAATTACCACGTAAGAACTCTTCGTAAGTGTTCCACTCCTCCATCACATCATCACCTTTTGCCAAGGCTTTATGCAGGTAGTTAGCTGTGTTAGGTGTCATACCTGAAAGGGCTTTAGTCATACGCTTCTCAAGGGCAATAGTCTTAGCTCGGTTGGTTCCCTTAATAGCGAACACACCTTCCATAAACTCATCACCTAATTGGCGTAGAGGATTGAGAGCCCTCATAATGATGTTAGATTCTAGCTCTGTACCCTTAACATCTTTAACAGGATCGAACCATTGACGCTGTTCTACCTCAATGTAATACTTCCCATCTTTGGTTACGATGTCATACTTATCGCCTAGGACGTTCTTCTTAGCTGCGTTAGTTGCTTCTTCTGCTGTATCAAACCCCTTAGAGCCCGATCTGCCAAACAGAAGCTTAAATACACCAAGGCTATCTTCCATCTGTTCTGTGTCTTCAATAAAGCCAACAGCTGAAGGGATGAAACGAATGTCACCACCTGTAGACTTTTCAAGTTCTAAGGCTCTAGCCTCACCTGCTGACATTACAGAGTTGTCTGCAAAGATGATTGAAGAAAGGTTTTGTCTATCTTCTATTAAATCTGCAAAGCCTAGGTCTGTAGATACAGAAGGGGTAGGCATGTGGTTAAGCGCAGCATCTTCTGCTTTAACACCTTGAGCTTCCATCTGAGCCTTGATTCCGCCCTCTTTAGTGTTATCAATAAGCGCTGCTGTAGGATTCTCAGAATACTCTACATGCTTAGCACTGCCAGCAGAACGTGTAGGCGAAGGTAGGAGATTATCCTGTCCACCTATTAACAAGTCGCCCTCTAAAGGCTTGGCTTGTTCTAGCTGCTTATACAAAGACTTAAGATTGTTCTTAGGCTGAGGGAACACTCTCCCTGCTAACCATTTAAAAGCGCCCTTTAATCCTGCAACTTCTGCACCAGCAAAAGCTGTGTTTACAGCAGACATCACTAAGTTTTCGTATTCGCTATCTGTAATCTGTCCATTAAGACGAGCTAAGCCGCCTTGTTTTATTGCATCTGATAACGATTGAGCTTGTCCCAAGTTAAGCAGAGCGTTGTTGTTAGAGAACAACATTGTCTCTGTGTTGAGGATGTCTTCAGCTAGTGCATTGGCAATAGCCACTTGTGTCTCAACATCTCCGCCCTCTGCAATCTTATCCAGAGCATCAGATACGCTGTTAGTGAACTTGATACGTTCTTCTTCTAACACCCCTGTAATAGGAACAAATAGTTCTGCTACGTCACCTAGCACTTGAGTTGTTGTAGCTGTCTCCCAAGTCTTAGCTGCAATCTTATCTATTTCACCAGCAATGATATGTTGCTCTAATATCTTTTGATCAAGACGAGGAAGGTCTGTCTTCTCCACACCTGAGCGTTGAATCACCCAGTTCTTTTTAAATTCTACAATAGGAATAAACTGACGCTTAGATGCTACCTCTGTATCAGCTATAGCTTGTTCCACTTCTTCAGGAGTTTGTGCTTCCTGTATACGCTGTTCACCTAGGGCTAGTGCATCTCGGTAGATGTCCTCTCCCATTCTCTGAACAGCTAACTCGTACAAGTTATCTTCACCATCTACATCTCCGGCTACTTCCTCACCTAAGTAAGCTGTGGCTAGTGTACCAATCTCTACGTTAGCAAGGGCTGTACGAATGTCAGCCATCACTGTAGTTGTACCTAGTCCATCTAAGTCAAACCCGTCATCATAGCCCCCTAAGTCGAAAGGCTCTACACTTCCTACAGGGGGTTGTGAGGAGCTTTCTGCTTGAGGCAAGGGCTTAGGGTTGCTAGCCACAGAAGTCTTCGTAGAGGACGTTACAGGCGCTTTAACATCACCTGTAGGGGCAGGCAAAGGATCGTTACCGGCTTCTGCTGTTTCTAAGGCCACCATTTCTGAGAACAGCTGATTGCTAGTCTCTGAATTAAGACCAAGCCCAGCTGTAACCTTCTGGGCATCCTCTGTAGAGAATCCCTTACCTACAAGGTCTGCTGCAACAGCCTTGATGTCAGGCATTTGTTTTTCTTTAATCAATCCTAAGTCTTGGTCTTCAATCATATCTTATCCAAATGGTGATGGGGGTAGTGGGTTGTTGAAAGGCCCCTTACCTGCTACAGTGCTGGCTTGTGCTCCAGAAGCACTGGTGGTGCTCATACTCCCTGCTACAGGAGCGGTACTCTTAGTGGGAGCGCCTAGTCCCATAGAAGCCCCCTGCATTGCAAGGTTAGCAGCCTGCCCATAATACCCTGCTTGTGCAGAGTATAGGTTGGCTTTCTCCATACGCCTAAACACTTCCTGCTGTAAGGAATCTATCTGGTTACGGAACCCCATGTTTCCCGCAGTAGCGCTGCCTATAGCTGAGTATGTCCCCTGTGTTTGAGAAGAAGACATAGTGCCTTGGGTGGCACCTGCTTGTAGCACTTGGGACTGCATTATCTTTTGCTGCCTTACAGCTGCTAAGTTCTCCCTAGCTGTAGTGGCCTGACGTATCCGATTCTGAGCCCTGTTAGCTCGTTTAGATTCTTTGCGGGCTTTCTCTGAGGAATATATAGAAGCACCTGTCATGCCCACTGCGGCTACTGTTAAGGCTGTTACAGGGTCAAGCATCTTAACTCTCCTATAAGCTTTCCGTCACTGCCCGTTACATCATCTACATGCTCCATTCCAAACATTTCAGAAAACTTTGTTAATTTAGCGTTATCACTTACACAATACACTTCATTGCGCGGAGCAGCTTCCACAATCAAAGACATAACCCCAAGCAGCTCCTTATAAATACTAACAGACCATTTTCTAACATACATGTGGAGCATCCAACCTATTGTGCTGTCTTCCACGTATATACTGTACGCAGGAGTAGAGAACAGGCACGGGTGTTGGATGTCATCTTCTCTTATTACGTTACCTATCACATCCTACCTCTCATTTTAAATTTGACGCTATATCCCAACAGAGGGAGTTCTTTGTTAGGCTGAGCTTTGAAGACAAACTGGACAGCGTCTCCGCTTCCTCGAATGTTTATCTTTTGTTTAACCAAGCTCTCCCCTGTATCGAAAGGGGCAGGGTACTCATCAGGAAGGAAACCTCGTCTAAGGGGCTTATACAACTGTATCTCTCTACCCTTACCAGTAACTCCTGTGTTCCCGTATATCTCACCATCTGCATCACTACTTGCGTAGTCCCATCTAGCTTGGAACAGACATCCGCTAGGGTAGTCATATATGAAATTGCCATCGTCATCCATATCTAACACTTGAGTTTCTGTCTTCTCAAAGTAGAACGTAGCCTGTGTTATAGACTTACTATGTGCAAACTTACCTAGATGTTCAGGGCCTGAGATTATATATCCTGTCTGATCTACTCCATAATCCTTAAATGTAGTATCTGTCATCCTACCGAAAGAATAACGCCTCAAAGATCCCACGTTATACTCTGTTGGGTAGTATACTGTATTGGATATAGAGAAAGGGCTAACTATTCTGTTATCCCCTGCGTTTGCTTGGGGGTAGAAAGCATTCAGCCTTGTGTCATATATAAGAGCACTCTGCCCTTTCTTGACAGGCCACCACTGACATTGATGTTGTGCTTCGTCATACACACCACACATCTCTCTACCTGAAAACGTTCTTATGAAATATGAACGTATAGTGTCTTCTGTTATGTCCTCAGATTTAAGAACATCGAACTCGTTAGCAACTAGACGAATAATGCCGTTATTAGAGAAGTAGTATACGCTGTCTCCTGCAACTATAACGCTTCTTACAGAGCCTATACCTCTATCAGTAACCTTCTGTACGTTATATGCAGTGGCTTTAAAACCTCCGTCAGGGTTAGACACATACCAGACACCATTACCTGCAAACACTAACATCCCTGATCTGAAAGCTTCTAAGGTTTTAATGTTGCGAGTATCTTCTAGGAGGATAGTGCCTCCATCTGTATCTAGTACGTCAGGGATGTCTGCACTAGTCGGGTCGTTTGATTGATAACATCTACCTGCATCGTTAGGACTTATCAATACTTGGGAGTAGTACAAGGTGCTATCATGTGCAGAAAATAGTCTCCCAAAGGCACTGGCGCAAGATGTAGGATTTTTAAAAGTCTGTGTAGGTTGACTTACAGCCATTGCTACTCCTTATGGGATTTCTGTTCCGGGAGGCCCAAATATGTCATCAGGTACATCGGGGTCGCCTCCACCGGGTAAAGACCCACCATCATCGGGGTCATCTGGGTCATACACTGGAACACCTGAAAGACTTGCCGTACCTACAGGGTCTAGCGTATTTGCAGGAGCACCGTCTACGTTGTATGCAAAGATCCTCTGTGTTCTGTCAAAGTCAGAAATGTCATATACATAGTGGCCTCTTGCTGCTAGACTGTTTCCAAGGGAAGCTTCTTCTACATACTCAGGATTGAATACATTCTCTCCGTTCTCATCTATTATCAACCCTACACTCACTACATCTGCATTACTAGGCCATGACCCTGAACTGTTCTTGAATATAGAGTGAACCTGTTGTTTAACGTTATTGTTTTCAGAGTTCTTCTTAAACGAATACCATCCTGCATTGAACAGATTGTACTTGTGGTTATCAGAAAGAGTACCCGGTCTTTGAGACGCTGATAAGTTGTCATCTACAAGCTCGAAATCTCTTACATGGATATTGACACGGCTCACTTCAATTGTCTCTTCTACGCTGTTGTAGTTGCAGAGGATAGGTTTAGTGTCATTATCTAGTGTTAGGTAGAGAAGGTCTGTTGTTTGACACATCTGCGTTTTAACTTTCTCTGCTGCAATCACAAGATCAAAAAGGAAGGTGAAGTCTTCATCTGCTGCGTGAAACCTAAGAGAGGTTCTCGGACTGTCGTCCACTGAAGTCATAACGATAATACTAGGGCCTCTCCAGTACTCGACATTCTCTATCTGGAATGATCTCAGCCCTGTGTCTATCTCTGGGCTAGCTGGAGCAAATCCAAGTCTCCTACGTCTCACCATCCCCTCTCGATCTACTACAAAGTTTAACTCACTCGATGTAGCACCTTCAGGGAAGGTTAAGGGAGAGGCTTCGGTGATTAGCCCTCTTACCAGCGGTGTATAATCTTTTTGCCCCGTAGCTCTCATTATTCTTCCAAATGTTCTTTAATGAACTTCTTAATCGTTGCAGGTTGTTTCATACTCTCAGGTACTTCAATACTACATATCTCTGCAAACTCAAGAAGGTGATCTTTCTTAGACAGCTTCTCTAGCTCAATTAGAGGGCTAGTTTCTGGCTTATACTTGTCTCGTATTTTTTGATACGCTTGTATTGCCGCTTCCGCAACTGACCTCTTCGTATACGCGCCAGAGAGTTCTTTAGGAGGTCTCCCACCAGACTTCGGTCTAACTGCGTACATACTTGTTGTTTTCCACTGTACGATTTCATATCTATCTTCCATATTTACGTTTACCCCTATTCATGCTACCTGTTCTTCGAGACTGTTGTTGAGCTGTAGCCATTCTTGAAACTAAACGCCTACCTACAGAAGGAGGAGCTGTCTCTTGTAATAGGTTCTCATAACACTCCACCAAGAACATATCTTTAAAGAGACCAGAGAGATGTTCTGGAATTGGTATCACAAAATCATCTTCAATTAGAAATGTATCCTCAGCTGAGTAGATAATGCGAGAGTTTGCCTCATGTAAAGTATCATCCCAGTCTTTGTGGTATGAGTCAAATATGACATGCTTCCCATCAAAGCTTGTGCAGAAGTCTGGGTGCTTGTCATTACGTATTACAAACGTAGTACCGCCGAAGTCTTCTACAGTTTGGGTGTTCTCTGCCGTACTAGAGCGCGTACCTAGTCGAGAAAGGAACTCTTCAGGTTCTACCCAAGCTATTGTTTTGTATTTTACCTGTCCTTCAGATATTGGACTGTTGTACTGTAGCGTAGAGGTCTCTACTCTCTGAACGTTATCAGGGAGACGTAGGTAGTTAGGCTTGGTATTGTCAGCTAAGCCATCTAGCGTACCTACAAGTGTCTTAAACTCCCAGTCTGAAAATCTCTGTATAAAATCATAATACACTTCCTCTGCAATCATAGCTGCTTGCTGGGAAGTCTCAGCTTCAAATATGCTGTCTACAGGGAAGTCGCTTGTCCTGTTCATATAGCTCTGAACAAGACTTAATAGTGTTAGTTTCATTTATGCTCCCAGCTTGAAAGAAAGGAGGGCCCGAAGGCCCATCCATTAGATACGCTCGTAGGTAACTACTAGCGAGAATTTACCTGTGGTGGCCGCTTGTGTCTCAGTATCTGAAAGATCTAAGACAACATTCACAGGGCCTGAACCTGATGTATTACCTAAGCCTGTCAGAGCAGGTTTAGAAACACCTAGGGTGTTCAGGTCTAAGTCGGTGGTAAGGCCAGCACCGCCATCTACAGAGATGTCAGCAGTAGCACCTGCCCCGAAAACCTCTTCTACGTTAAGGAGTAAATCCGTGATAACGTAGTCATTTAAAATAACAGCTGAATACACATCTGTTAGCGTATCTGAGGTTACTTCGAAGGTGATTTGCACCTCCTTGCCGTAGGATTTAACTTGACCGTCAACACCGCCAAGTCCTTTAACACCCCATGTTTTGCCAACACCAATGCCAGCGTAATCTTGTTCAAAAGCCATTATATATTTCTCCTATTATACGTTTGACGCAGAAGTGATGTAAACACCAAGGGTATCTAGACGCTGTGCGCCATAACCGAAACGACACGTCATAACGTATTCGTCCTGCTGCAAGTCTTTGTTACGTTCTGATTCTGTTTTAGGCATTTGTCGCCATGCCATCATCAATGGCTTAGTTTGGTCTGACGCTACAGACATAAACAGGTTGGCTAC